TTGAGCAACGAGCGGGAACGCCCCCCCTGTCACGGCACCCAAGGATGCACCTTTTGCGCCTTCCCAAAGTCTGCCGTTTACACCCTCCCCTTCCGCCGCCCCATAAATCCCACCCAGCCCCGCGCCTTCGGCCATGCCGGTACCGATCTTCGCGCCGAGACTGGCACCGGGAGAAAGGTTTGCAGTGGGGAGCAGGCCGCCCTTGGCAAGCAAACTACCAGTTGCCACACCGCCGAGAGCTTCTGCCGCCGCGCCGGGCAAGCCGGTCTGCTGTCTCGAATCTTCCAACAGCAGATTCTCGCGCGCCTTGGCGTAGTTGTAGCCCTCGCGCGGGTCGAATGTGCCTTGACGGATCATCTCAAGCGGCGTTGTGAGCCCGGCGATCACTTCATCAGCTAGCCCCATCGTCGCGCCTTGAGCGAGACGCCGCGTATACCCGGCGCCGGTATCGATACCCTGAGTCTTAAGTGCGTCACGCTCTGCGACCGCCGCTGCTTTGTATTTGTCGCTCTCGAACGGGTTATGATCCACCGGGACGAGACGCGGGCCGTTCTGCGGAGTAACCGTTACCTGTGTGACGCCGGCAGGTACTTGCGCACGAGTCACGCCTCCGCTGCCGGCGTCGGTCACGGCGAACGGGTCAAAATCAACCGGAGTGAGCGATGCCATTACTGGTCCACCCGGAAATATTTGCCGTTCTGCTGAACGTACCAATTGCCGTCAGGGGCTTGACGCGCGCCCTGCATCGGAGGCGCGGACTGTGCCGGCTGTTCCGCTTCGGGGAATAGCGGATGAGCGGACGAATACGCATCAAGCTCGCGGTAAAAGCCTTCGTTGAGCCGCCCGTTTTTCTTCACATAGTCCTGCCGCAGCCGTTCCACATCGAGCGAGCGCTGAGCTACACGCTTCATGTAGTCCACAATCTTGCGGTTGCCTTCCGGCGTCTGCGTCAATCCTGGGACGCTCGCTTGCAAGAACTCGCGGTCCTTGTCCGACATAGCACCCGGCATACCAGCACCACCGGCCGGATTTCGCAGTTCAAGCGCAAACTGATTACCGATGGCCCGGATGGCTTCCGGCCCGCTCACATCACCAACATCAAATCCAGCAGCCTTGGCAAGCTTCTTGGCTGTTAGAACCTGCTCGCCGCCCGCACCGGTGTAAATCTTCGGATCGGACAAAAGCTGGTCCATGCGCGTCAACGTGCCGAGCTTCATGCGGGCTGACTGAGCGCCTTCAATCAACTTGCGGTTCATTTCCGCCATATCCTTGGCGTTTTGCTTCTCGTATTCCTTCTCGCCGGTCTGGGTGATGTTGACTTCCGTTTTTCCGGCCGCCTTGTTCGCGCGCGTCCAGTCGGTGAATGAACCGATGTTAGGGTCTTGCGCCTTGGCATAGACGTACTGCTTCACCTGATCTGGCAGTTTGCTTTGATCCAGTTCAGCCGCCAGTAGTTTGCCGCCAATTTCCTTTTGCGTGGCCGAAATGCCGGGGATCGACATGGCGCGAATAAGCTGGATGGCGCGCGGGCTGATGCCGCCCGGCTCTGACGACTGGCCGGGAATCGCATAGCCCTGCGTCGCCTGAGCATTGGCAGGGAGCGCGGCCGGATCATTGCTGGCCAACCGGGTATCGGCCAATTCGACATGCGGCGGGTCATTCGCGACCGGCTGAGCAAGGCCATACTGCGGCAGCATCGCGCGCTGTTCTGGCGTCATCCCGCCGATATCGATCGCTAGGCCGCGTTCATGGCGCGATGTGCCGGGAGCAGCAACCGGGTTCGAATTATTGGCCCGATCCGCATAGAGCCGCGCCTGATCCGCTGTGGAACGCACACCGCTCGAAAGATAGGTGCTCGGGTTGTCTTGAATGAAATCCTGCGACGCATCGGCAAGGCGCGCGTCCATCCCGGCCTGACCGGGAAAGGCATTGCTGTCATTCGGGATGACGGGACCAGCCGACGATTGACGGAGCGATGGCGCGGACTGCGCCGGAAACCCATACAGCGACGAGAGCGAATTGCCGAATGCCTTGCTGGCTTCCTGCTCTTGGCCCAACTTCAACAGGCTCATGGTTGACCCGAGATCGCCCAATGTCGCGGCCTTCGCCGCCGCCTGCTTATAGTCAAGCGTCCCGTCCGCCAGCCCCTTCCCGAGGTCCGCCAACGTCTGCCGCTTCTGTCCCTCGTTAAGTGTCTTGGTCAGATTGGCAAGATCGCCCGTGATATCGAGCGCCGGCCCATAGCTCGGGATCGCGAGAGGATTGATCGCCATCAGAACATCTTTCCAATGCCGCTCAGCAGCGAGCCGCCAACCGTACCGCCGCCGCCAGTGCCGAGCCCCAGCAGAGACGTTCCAAGCCCAAGCAGATTCTTCGCGCCAGCCGCTTCACCCTGAGCCTGTAAGTTGTTCGCACCGACGAGGCCGGACGTGGTGTTGCCGAGAATGTTCACCTTGTCGGACGCGTTCTGCGAGGCAAGCCCAGCAAGGCCGCCATAGACGCCAGCCTGACCCGTAGCAGCGCCAGAAGTGGCCGCGAGTTCGGGACTGATGAACGATCCGAGCGAGGACAGCCAGTTGTTGTATTGCTGGTTTTGCAGGTTCTGACCGAAGGTCTGCGCGTCCTGATCGGCATTGCCGCTCGACAACATGCCAGAGGCCGCGCGGCGCCGATTGATAGCATCGAGGCCGGCGGTCAGGCCGGATTGATAACCGGGATTGTTGGTGAAGGCCGACTGTGCGGCCGCGTTTCCCGATGCACCGTTCACACCAAGCGCATTGAGCAACATCGTGCTCGCGCCGCCATACTTGTCGCTAAGTGCTGATAGCGGAGCATACGACCCCAGCGCATTGCCGAGATCGCCGCGCGCCGTGTCATAACCCTGGTTGATATAGTTGGTGCCAGTGGTGCGGTATTCGTTGTAGAGGCCGCGATTTTTCTCAGCAGCTTCCTTTTCAGCACCGCCACCGAACAGGGTATCGAAGAATCCGGCCATATCAGTTGGCTCCCGGTTCAAATTTCTTGGAGGTCGCGTTCCAGATCAACACCTGACCATCGATCAGCGTGTCAGGATAGATTTCTGAGAACACATCAGCGAGAATGGCGAGGCGCGGAGAGATCGCATCGAATGCGTTGACGATCTTCACCATGGCTTGCAGTTTTTCGAACCAGATCGGGTCAACGCCGTCGCCGGCATCAACCGTCGTGGTCTGTCCGGGGAGCGTGACCTTCATCGAAGCACATCCGCTTTCATATCGACGCCCATCAGCGCGAAGTTCACGGGCGACGACATATCGAACCGCCAGCGCACGCCCTGCGGATCAGAAACCGTTCCCCATATCGACGAGCGAACGCGCCCAGCGGTGAGAGCCTGCCGACCAACCTTCAACGGGCGCGGGTTGCTCCACGTCTGGCCGCCATCGCGCGATATCGAAACTTCAATATCCGGGTCTGTCTGATCGGGGTCATGGCCTTCCGCCTGACCGACGCCCTTCGTGAGATACAGTTCAATCTCGTTGACGCGGATTGGCGCCGGGAATGCGCCAGCCGGCCCGGTTTCGATCCGCTGCCGAAGCGGGTCGCCAACCTCGCTTTGCTCATCAGTGCGAATTTCGAGCAGATCGCCGGTTTTCAGATCCCCGCAAAGCCACTTGTTGAATGCCTTGACCGGGAAACACGCGCGCCAGTATTTGACCAGATAGCTCTCGCGCTCGTGCCATGTCTGTTCGCCAACGTCGTATACCCAACACCACGCCGCGCCCTGCACCGCGACGAACGAGCGACCGCCAGCGATGAACACCGACAGGCGAATGGCCGTCTTGTCCGCCTCGCCTTCAATGAGCCGGTCCAGATCATCCGGCGAAACCTTGACCGTCGAATATCCGTTCAGTGTATGGACGCCGAAGTCGTCACCGACGAAGAAAATACCCTTGCCGAATCCGTCCTCATGGCCAGCGATGGCGTAGGCCCCGACAATGCCACGCGGGATTGTCGCGATGTAAGACCACGGAAAGCCGGTATCGTTCTGGCCGCCCCACACTTCCATCGAGGCCGGACCGCATAGAAGGATTTGACCGTTACCGAGCGGGATAGGCCGCAGCAGTCCATCAGGCTTGCTCTCGGCCGTCGCGAAATCGTTGGTATTGATGTCCGTTGAGTTGATACCAGACGTGCGCGCCTTGCCGTCGCCGTAGGTGAACGCGAAGAAGCCGCGATGAAACACGACAGAGTTGGGCTGCCCCACGTCTGCATCGGGATAATCACCGACCGCGCCCGATGCGATAATGAATGCGCCATCGCCGGGCGCGACGATCACAATATCCGGCGTCGGCTGTTTATTGTTCCGCGCCATGAAGACGCCGACCGTGCCGGGCACTGTCCCGGTGAGCGCCGTGACCGTCCCGCTTGACGTGACCGAGTAGACCTTGTCGTCTACGACGACGTAGAGCACCGTGCCGACCAACAGCGCGCCACGAAAGTTGTCGCCTGTGATGCCAGCGAACAGCTTGAGTCCCGGAGCGCGCCAATAGGCATAGCGCTGTCCGGCCGTGCTACTCAGCTTCTCCATGATCACGTTGACCAGCCGGCCGCCCGCCGCTTGCGGGTGACGGCCCGGCGCGGTGAGAAGAGGCAGAGGAATGGCGGTCATGTCAGAAGTATTCGCCCTTCAACGGCTCATAGGTCGCAACTGGCGCGACCAGATACCGGAGCCGTTGCTCGTGCTCACGAACCGCGGCTAGATCCACAGGAGCATTGCTGAACTTCGCAGCAGAGTGGACCGCGACAAGGCGAGCGATTGTCTGGAAAAGGTTGTCGGGGATCGCTTCACGGTCCCCGACGTAAACGATGCTCGCAATCTCGGCCAAGACAGTATCGATATTGCCGTCAATGGTGTCGTATTCGATCTGGCCCAAGGCTTCGCCGGGAACGGCTCGGCCTAGGATGCCAGCGACTTCATAGACGAGATTATCGGCTGTCTTGGTCATTGATCGCTAGTCCTGACCGGACTCAACCACTTTCGGCGGCCGGCCGGGCTTCCGCTTCGGCTCGTCCGCGATCTCTTCACCAAGTTCCACGTCGAAATGCGGATTGCCTTGGCACTTCGCGATCAAGTCGCCATGGTCATTGGTGTTGAGTTCTTGCGCGTGACCGTCAAAGAAAGTCACGCCGCGCGTGGTCACAACCCGGCTCTCACCATCGGCTGCGTTGTAGGTGACAGTCGCTTTTCGCATGAGCTACCCCTACTTCATGAAGCCGGTGAGATACAGATCGATCGTTCCGGCAGCCGCCACGTTGGAGCCGGTCGTAGCCGTCACGAGAATTTCGGTATCCGCCGTGTTCTCGTAAAGCAGCCCGGTTGAAGCGAGCGTCTGCGTCGAGGTTCCTGCCTGTCCAATCGTGGACGATGACAGGTAGCGGGTCGCGGACCCGGAATCGCCAACGCTCAGAGCGAGCGCGACAGTGCCCGTATCCATATCGGTCGCCACGGCGATGATGCCGGTAACGACAAAGCCCTTCGGCACGACGAACGCCTTAACGACGGCGCCCGTCACCAAGTCAGTCGCGGCCATATTCACGCGACGGCCGAACGTCTTGTTGGTTCGGGCAAAGCCCTGACCGCCAACCTGCGGCTGGGTATAATCCTGACGAGTAGCCATGTCGGCTATTCCTTCTTGATAGGAGAAAAGGAAAAGCCGCCCGAAGGCGGCTCTATGAATTGTTAGGCGTTCGGCGGCGCGGCGACGAAGGCGGTGACCATGCCCCAATCGACCAACTGGCCGACCGTGGCGGCAGCGCCATCAGCGAGCGGAGCCTTGGCGATCTTGCCGACGCCGTACTGCGCTTCGATGCCCATGCCGGTGATGAAGTCGTAGTCTCCATCCTCAAGCTGGGTCGGACGCGGCATCTGGCCCATGACGTAGGCCATCGCCGCCTGACCGAGCAGGAATACCGGCTCGACATCGACGGGACCAGAACCGGCGCTCTTCAAGAGCAGGCGCTGCGTGATCTCCGGCACTTCCTTGTAGAGAATGCCGTCCTTGAGCAGCGCGCCGCCGGTGAAGATCGGATTGCTCTTGGTCGGGTTGTTCTCCCGCGAACGCGCATCACGGTTGGCCTCTTTCATGGCCGTATCGTTCTGCAAGTCGCGGAAGCCGCGCGAGCCGACGAGGCAGAGGTAGTTTTCCTCGTCCAGTTCCGGCAGCATCCAAGGCGTGATCTTCGGCCGACCGTTGTAGACGCCCGGATTGGCGGGATCGACGCCGGTCTGTTGCGCCAGGTCCTTCATCAGTTCACCGACGGCGCTGGTGAACTTGTCGGCGGTGCCGTCCACGTTGCCGATGGCAGTGGCAAACGACGTGGAGTAGTTGCCGACAGCCGCGCCAAACAGCACGCGATCATAGTTGGCCTGAATCCAGCTATCCTTGTTGCCGGACGTAGCATCCTTCCAGCGGATGCCGTTCACACGGTTGCCCGGCGCGCTGAGCCGGCCTGCCTGAATGGTCGCGGTCGGGATCGACAACAGAGCGTCCACGAGGTCATCGCGCACGATGCGCTTGGACCAGTTGCGGAGCGCCTGCCGAGCAGTGGAGCGAACCGAGAAGCTCGATTCCTTGTTCACTGCGCGGTTGTTGGCGACAGCGTTACGAGCCCAATCTGCCCACAGGGGCATACCGTAGCTGTCAAGCTGCTCTTCGTTGCCGCGCAGCGTGCCGGCGCCGACACCGTCACCGATCATCTGATTGACGAGCGGAACGCGGATTTCCTTGCCGTCCGCCGCCAGATCGTTCATGCGGACGATGGGCGAAGACGACGTGGAGCCCATGTAGGGGTCGAGACGATTGGCCCGCAGGAAGTCAAACGTGACATCCCGGCGGAACTTGATGAGTTCGTTATTCGGATGGTTCGAGGTCAGAGCCATCGTGGTATCCCTTCAATGTGAAGCGGGCTATCGCCGCGCGTTCGTCACTTCTTCGAAGAGATCGGAATCGGACACGTCGCCGCTGATCGCGGCGGTGCTGGTGGCCGAGCCGACCTTGTTCAATGAGGGAGGAAGCTTGACGACGTTCGGGGCTGCGCCTTGCGTGCCGCGAACTTGCTGTTGAGCTTGGCCGAGCAACTTGGCCTGAAACGCCGGATCCTTCGCCAGACGCTCTTCAAGTTGCTTGTTGAACCACGCTTCCGGGCCATCAGCGCCGATCTGCTGATAGATGGACTTCTGCTGATGCCAGCGAACGATGTCACCGAACGGGTCCATCGATTGCATGGCACGCTGATATGTCGCGGCCACTTCCGGGTCGCGAGACTGCATCCCGGCCGCAATGGCCTGATATGCAGCGTCCACCTTTTCCTGACCAAATTCGCGGATGGCCTCGCGGCGCGAATAGAACTCGCGCAGTTGCGCCATTTCGGACTTGATCGGATTGACCGCCTGCGAAACGCCATGCTCAAGGAACTTGTTCGGGTCCTCGAACACGTCAGGAGCCGGGGCGGCTTCCTGTTTCGGCAGTCGTCCTTGCAGTTCGGTAATCTGGCGCATAAGACGCTGTTCGGTTTCCTGAGATCGGCGCAAGGCCGCGTCTCGCTCTTCCCGAAGCTCCCGCATACGCCATGACGGGACCTGAGCATCGTCGCCGTGGTCTGCCACTTGCGCGGCCTGCCCTGCCTGCTCTTGAGCCTGTTCGGTCTGCGCTGCAAACCGTCCCTGCTCGTCGCGGGTCTGCTCCGTGGCTTCCGTCGCGGTTTCGGCCTGTACCTGCTCCGCACCTTCCACCTGCTCATGACTCGTCACGCTGTCAAACAGCTCTTCGTCGTTCATGCTTTCCTCTGATCGCCGTTTCGTGGCGGAACGTGTGCCGGCATCTCGCTGCGGGCGTGCGTGTGCGCCGTCTCGTGGTCGCCTACGATTCCATTGGGGCAGCCGCTCGCAATTCGCGGTCCGCCTGCCTGTCCGCCGCTTCCTGCGCCATCTTGAACGGCGCTAGAGCGGCTTCCTGATTTGCCTTGTTCGCAGCCGCGCGGCTTTGCTCCGCTCGCGCGTTCTGTGCGTTGATATCCGCCGCGACCTTGGCGTCTTGAAGGGCTGGATGCGGCTCATAAGACTGCTGCTGCGGCGCGGTCTGTTCAGGCGTTACGGCCTCCTGAGCCTTCGCCATGTTCAGAGCGGTCTTGGACTTGGTTTCGTCCACCTTCGCCGCCTCGCCTGCCAAAGCGATCTGTTTCGCCTGCTGCTGCGCCGGGTCAGGCTGGTTCAGCATGTCGAGCAGCTTTTTCTTGACGCTGAATTGCAGCGGCGCGAGTTCGAGCAGCACGGCCGGCGGGATATTCGCGCCCTTCGATGCCATGACCGTGAGCGTGTCGTAGGCATCGGCCTGCATATTCACGCTGTCCGCGCCCTCATCGATGACGATATCCACATCCAGCGCGCCAAGCTGGTTGATCAGCGTCGGCATCCCGGTCATCGGATCGGTCCCGACGCCGTTGACCTGAACCATCTGCATCAAGTTTTCGTCGTCGGTCACCCTGATCCAGCGCTCGGCCTGCCAATGCTGCCGCACCGCGTTCCAGATCGTTCGATAGAGCCGCAGCTTCCATCCCTTGTAGCCGAGAATATACGGGCCAAGCTCGGCCATGCCGGCCTGTTGCAACAACTGGATTGCGCGGCCAGACTGGTTCGACATATCGCCAATCAAGGCTTGGTTCGGCCCGTAGTTCTCAAGCTCAGCGATGGCATTTTCCATCAGCTTGAGTTGACCGGCAAAATCGAACGACTGATCATCGGCCTTAACGCCAGTGGTCACGTCCGTCGTGTTCAAGATCACAACACCATCAGGCCGCGCCCACTCGCGCCGCGCTGTCTCAACCTCCGAAACAGCGCCCTGCGCCATGATCAGCCGGCGCGACTGCAACGAGAATAGCGCCCGCGACCGGCGCGAGTTGTACTCATCCTGCGCGGATTTCATGTTGCGAACGAAGCCGTAACGGTCGCCGTCGTGGTCCACATTGCCCGAGAACATGACGAACTTGCATTCGTCCTGGTTCTTCTCGTTCTTGAGGTAGGAATCCCCCTCTATCAGGATCGCGGAGCCGGTGAAAATCGCCCAACACCAACCGCCCTTATGGCGATACCAGATATCCACCAAACGGATGAGACGCTTGGTCCCGCTGCTCATGAACCACTTGTTGTCGCGGTCAGGATTCGAGGTCAGATCGGTCGCGTTCTCCTGCGCGTTCTGTAGATCGTCCTCCTTGTCAGGAAACATCTCGATTGCAGTTTCGAGGTCAACCCACTTGCCGACGCCCATGTACATCGCATCGGAGAAGTCGCCACGGTAGGATCGCGGATCATAGAAGAACGAATCCGGCTCTACGATCTCGAACGAAACTTCGGCGTCTCCCTGATCGCCTTGGGTGATTTCGATTTCAACGCCGCCGACGCCGTCGATTGCTCCGTCTCGCGCCACCTCCGGCGACTTGGCTTTCCATTCCTGCTCATCCAGCACATAGCGCAGCGCGGCGGTCGCCAATTCGGCGCCCTGCTCATGCTGCGGCGTGCGAGGATATGCCTTCGGGTCTTGTCGAAGCCGTTCGATGAGCCCGACAACGCCATCGATCTTGCGACCAATCCGGTTGAACGTGACAATCGGCTGCCTGCGCTTGTTCAGGACCTCGATTTGCTTCCGCGTCCACTGGTCAGAGTGGTAATAGCGCCGCGCGTTCTTCTGTTCTTCGATCTCAGACGTTTTCGAGGTCAGATAGTCGTCATAAGCCCGGCGGCAGCGAGCCACGCTCCAATAGTCCTTTTTGGGCGCACCGGTAGCGCGGGCCGACAATGCGCCCTGTGTCTCAACACCGGTTTGCTGCATCTAGTATGTCTGCCAGTCTGCTGCCGGGTCCGCTATTGCCGATCGATAGCCGCTGATGTTCTTGACCTGTGGATTCGTGTTCGCCGCTTTCACCCACGGTCGCGACATGCAGCCATACCGCCAATCGTCTGCGGCGTGATCTTCCATGTCGCTGTCTAAATCTTCCGGCCTGTCAGGATCGTGCTGCAACGCCGGGATCGTGCGAATACTGTCCGTGCATGTCGAGAAGCAGACGACCATCGGTAATCCGTCATCGTCTCCGACGAAGCGCGCGCGCATCTGATCCCAGCCACCAAGAGCGCCCTTACCCGGCACGCGCTTGTTATCGGCCGGGCGAAACACGACGTTGAAGCCGCCCTTCCCGTTCGAGCCCGAACCCCTCATCATCCGTTCGTGGATCGAAGGTCCGCCGTCTTCACTGAATGCCGCCGGGTCTAGAACGCCATAACCGACCGTATCGCCCTTTTCCTTACTCGCAAGCTCGGCACCGACCTTTTCAGCGTGCATCTTCAAGCCCGTATTCGGCTTGCCGACCTGACAGCCGTACCATTCGCGATAACGAACCAGGCAGCCGCGCGGCAGCCAAGCGCCAGACGGAAGCTTGAACTTATCGCCGACAACAGCCCACCAGCCGAACGAAAACGGCTTGGCCGATCCCCAATCCCCCGATCTGAACCGTAGCCAATCGCGCGGGACTTCGAACGGCGTAACGACATGGCGCTTTGCATCCCAACAATCGAAGAACGCGCCCTCGATAACGTCCCAATCACCCCAGCGCATGGCTTGCACCAGCGCCGCCGACCCAAGACCCTCAAGGCGAAGCTCATAACCCGGATCGTCCTCGCCCATGCTCGGGTTATCTTCGAGCCGTGCCGGGATGTACTGGCGCAACATGCCGCCTTCATTGGCTGGCATCCGCCGTAACTCTAGCGGCTGGCCCGCTGTCACGAACGTCGTCTTAACCCACAGATGCCCGATGTTGCCGGGATTCGCGCCGCACAGGATGCGCGGGAACATACCGGCGTAGCTATCAGGCACCACAATGCCGACCATGCGAACGCGATTGCGGAGAAAGCGATACATGCTCTCCGTGAAGTGCGTGAGTTCATCAACGATCAGGACGTGGATTTCCGCGCCCTGATATTTGTAGATGTCCTTCTCGTCCTTGCAGTGGCAGAGATAGATCTTCGACCCGTTCCAGAAACGAATCTCATCCTCGACAATCGTGCACCAGCCCTGAGCAACCCAACCCGCCAGCATGGCGCGGAAGCCCTTGGGGCCTTCCATGTGGTTCTTGTTCAGGTCGTCCCGGATGCGTCGGAACAAATAGACCTGTAGCCCAGGTATCGCCGTACACCAGACAATCGCGGCAATTCGCATCAGATGCGATTTACCGCCTCCCGCCGCACCTCCGTACAAAACCTCAGTGGCTTGCGTCTCGAACGCCTGCCACTGCCTAGGATGAAGATGAAGGTTCAGGGCGTCCGGTGAGGTTGATGATCGGGACGAGCGGAGCGCCGTCTGCACCAGTCACCTCTTGCGTGATCTTATCGCCGTACCGCTTCGGCGCCATCCGCGCCATCAGCCACTTGCGCGTATCGACACGAAGGCGTGAGCGCGCAATCACCTCTTGATCGGTGCGCTCATTGCCATCCTTGTCGGTGTAGGTATCGTTCGAGCCATCGTCCGCAATCTCAACGATCTGCTCGGCCCAATAATCCGCCTGAGCCTCGCGCGCACGCGCGTACTGCGCAGAAAACCCATCGCGGTCGTCAACAACCCAAAGCCGAACGGTCGATTCCGCCGGCATATTCTCGTCCCGGCAAATCTCCCTGAGAGACTTCCCTTCGGCCAAGAGCGCGCAAATATGGCTTGCCAACCCTGCCGAATGCTTTGTTGGCCGCCCTTGCGCTTTCATCCCCTCACCTCAAAAGAAAACCGGGGTCAGAACTTCCCGGCGATATCGTCGAGCAGCGAGTGACAGGCGCTCAGGATCGACTCGGCTTCGGTAATGTGGCCTCGCAGCCCGCCGCCGGATACCGGAGAACATGGCTTGCCGGCGCTGGCTTGGCTATTGCCTTCGATCTTGTCCCGCAGGTTTCCCATCTTGTCGAAAAGGGCCTGCAAGCCGCGCGCAACACAACTGGCGCGCTCGGTCATGCCGAGTTCTGGAACCTGTTGAACTACGCGCCCAAGCTGAGCGCCGACATGCGAGGTAATCGCATTGCTGTCCATGATCTCTACCCCTCAAAAGAAAACCCCGCTCGTGGCGGGGTGTGTGGTGTGTTCAACATTGCCTGTGCGGGGCGTGGCCTAGGAAACTCTCACGCAAACGAATGTTCGCTTCCCGTCAACATCAACAGGCTGCACTTTGAAACTCTTGGCCGGGTCATAAAACCGAGCGAAATCCGCAACCTTGTATTGGTCTTCGGGCTCGACGGGGAATGACCCGCCAACTTCCAGAGCGTCGAACTTTTCTCTGATTGTTGACATGAATGGTCCCGCCTGAATCAAAAAGCGCCCGGCGGGCGGTTAAGCCTCCGGGCGCAATTCGTCATTTGCATTACTGACGACTAGAACTGATTTGCAACCTCGGGTCAATACCGAAATGCGTTACCAGTTTATCCAGCCCCAACTTTAATAGCCGCCGCGTATCGAAATCATCGATCTTTCGATCATGGATGACGTGATGCGCGATGGCTTTCTGCAATCTGACAGGGCCGCAGGATTCGAATGCAGCGTCGTATGCGCGTTTAATTGATCGGGCGGTATCATCCGCCATCCCTGCGCCGTGGCCGAATCCAGCGGCCCCTAAATCGATCGCAGAGGGGTTCGGGTTAGGCGCGAGGATCGCCGCCCGATATCGAGCCGCCAGCCGTGCGTATTCCTTGCCCGCCTCGAACTGCGCTGGCGTGATCCAGCCGTTCAGCATCAGCCGGCCAAATTCGAATTCCGCTTCCGGCATTTCGCGGAACCTCGCTGGCACCACCATGCGGTGCGGCTGGGCCGCAATCTGCGCTCGCGGGTTTTCATAGGTGCGCTGCACTCGCCCGTTGCGCTCCCGCTTACCAATCTTTCGCGGTCGTCCAACCATGATCTGAATTGCCCCTCGTTTTCGAACTGGAATGAACTCCCGCGACCAGCGGATGCCGGGTGCGGTCATGCGTAGATATCCTCCACAGGATCGTCTAGCGCGGCCTTGGTGTCCGCTATCGCGTCAAGCGGATCGTCCACACTCCGGCGGACGGCGGTGATCGTCGCGCCCGGAAACGTGTTCTTGACCTTTGCCAGTTCGGGATAGTTCGCCAGGATGCGCCCGATCTCTTCCAGAGTGTAGACCGTGACCTCGCGGCCTTCCGCGATGACGTGGTGTGCGCTGGCGTTGTCGGGCACGATGGCGATGACGTAAGCCGCGCGCGTCGGGTCGTCGTCCGACAGAACCGGATCGACGGCGGCCACCTCCCACACCTGCGGGTGCAGTGGCTGCTTGCCTGCGGCGATCGCCGCCTTGTCGAGCACCAGCCACGCCGTGGTCATGCGGTTCGCCTCGCGGCGGACCTGCTCAAGGTCGCCATGCCAGATCGCCTGGTTGAACAGGTAGCGTTGGCGGTCGAACTTCTCGCGAAGCTCCGGGCTCACCAGCAGCCGCAACCGGTCGGCGCCCCACTTCGCCTCCATCTCGCAAGCCGTCTCGTCCGCGCCATCGATGTAGGCGCGCCCCGAGATGTGCGTGCCATTCGACCGTGCCCATGATCGCGGGTCGGACATGGGGCGAACTTCGGTTTCGCCATGGATGATCGGTTGAGGTTTTGCCATGGTCAGCCCTTCGCTTTCTTGCGGTTGGCGCGCTCGATAGCGCGCTGGATGTGATCGATCTGGCGCTCGAGCGTCTTGATCTCGCCATGCAGGTTCTTGCGCTGGCTTTTCAGCGGGCCCCACTTTTTCGCGATTGCATCCAGTCGCGTGAACAGCGGCGACCGCTCACCTCGTCGACCAAGGTTGAGGACAATGACGCCATCACGCCTGTCATGGGTTGCCACGATGGCTTCGCGGATTTCCTGTTCCTCGGCTCGAGCCGGTGCCAGCCTCGAATCCATGAGCGCCAGTTCCGACGCCTTCTCGGCCATGACCTCCCGGCATTCCCGCAGGTCGTCGACCATCGATTTTTCAGGTTTGGATTTTTGCCAAGAAACTCCCCCTGATGGAGAGGGACTGCGCCGCTCCTGCGACGACGTAGTCGCGGAGTGGAGCAGTGGTGCGCCAGCGCCACTCTCCCTTAGGGGTTTCAAGCGGAGCGGCGCAGACTGTTGCGACACTCTTGCGCCACTCATTTTAAGAAGCGGCGCAAAATCCACCGGCCGCGCGGCGTCAAATTCCACGACCACGCGGGGGCCGTTTCCGAGGGGAACGAGCATAGTCACGATGAAGGGTTCGGGGGTCATTGCGGTGCCCTGTCAGGTCGATTGTTGAGGACCGAACGAGTAGCGGAGCGAGGCTTACGAGCGACCGGATCGGTATACTCGTAAGTCTCGAGCACCTCGTTCTTGAGCCATTCCTTGATGAGAAACTTCGCGCGCTTTTCGTCGCAACCCAGCAACCGGACGATGACGGTTCCGGCCCATCGCTCTTTATTCGAGCTTGTCGCCGCCGCCGTATAAAACTGTCCTGTAGGCAACCCTGCGTCGTCTAATAAACCGCGATCGATCGTGTCCAGTATCTGGCCGATCGTGAACATGGAAACGCCATCGAGCATCCCGGGAGGCTCCCACGGAGCCAAAACACCCACCTCGTCACCGGGCACCAATCCATTGCCATTCTCGAGCTTAACCGTTCTCTTTTCAAACCATTTTGCCTGCCCTGTGATCAGGCTTAGATTCGCCTTCGCATCGTCGAACCGCACATACTTTGTCCGGTCCTCCGGCAAGACATTCATGGTCGACGCCTCGTCCTCCGTCATGGCGAACAGCGTCGAGATGATGCGCGCGGTGCCGATCAGGGCCCCGCCGCCACGGCTGGCGTCGGCATCGCCCGCCATCCCGCCGGCATATTTTTTGGTGTGATGCACCAGCATGACAGCCGCGCCGGTGCGCCGCGATACCTCGCGCCAGAGTATGCCAGCCCATTTGATCTCTGAATTGGAGTTTTCGTCGCCTTCGAAAGTTTCAGCGAACGGGTCGACAAACGTGACCTCGATCCCGTTCTCGAGAATGGTGTGCACCAGATCCTCGAGCAATGGCGTCCGCACCACGGTCCTGGTCTTGGAATCGGTTTTTGCGATGACGATACTTTCGGGCGCTTCCGCCAGAAAAACCCGCCCCTCGAGGTCGCGCTGCGACACACCCATGATTTTTGCGGCCGCGAACAGTCGGCGGCGCATTTCGTCCATATCGTCCTCGGCGTTGATCACGAGGACTTTCTTTGGCGCGCGCACGGTCCACCCGCCCCATTGCAGCCCGACAGCGGCCGCGATAGCGAGTTGGAGCGTCAACAGGCTCTTGCCGGACCCTGGGGGGGCGACAAGCACACTCAGGTAGCGTTTCAGCAGTAGGCCGGGGATGACCCAGTCTCGCGTCGGGATTGCCGTCTCTGCGATCGGAAACGCCGACTGTAACGGAATGCCGGTGATCTCACGCGCTGCGGTTTCAAGAGAGTTGGCCGCATTGGTCGCCTCCCGCCATTCATCCTTTGCCAAAGGGCGTTGGGCGGCCTCCGCAATGTCGGTCGACCACTTGCTGACTGCCCTTCGCCACTTCTCAGCGAACAGCGTCGGCCCGCGTCCTTCCCGCTCGAGCTTGGCGGAATTGGTATCGGCGCCATCGAGGCGGCTTTTAACCTTCCGCTCATAGACGGCATAGCCCTCACGCATTCGCGCTTGGCTCTCAGCCTCGCTCGGCGGGATCGGGCATTCGCGATACCAGTTGACGATAGCGGCCCAAACGAGGTCGCGCATGTAGTGGTCGCGGCCGTCGACCCGCGATCCGAAGGCATCAAAATCGGCGTCAGGACTCGGTGTAGGCGTTACGGGCGCGGCCGCGCTGTCTCGGTGCTGGTCGCCGCCGAACCGCTCTACAAGCTCGCTGACGGCTTGCAGCAGCCAATCTGGTGCGATCGCTAATTCGCATTCCCACGGCGCACAGCCCGGCTTCCATTGATAGGTCTGGCCAGAGATGTGCAGCGACGGCGGCAACACGGCAAAGCCGCCCTGCCCGCGCACGTCGACGCCGATTGGCGTTTTGTTTGTCGGGGCGCGCCATCCGGCCGGCGCGATAAAGAACAACTGTCGGCCGCCGCCGCCTGTCACTTGCTGGCAGGTTTCCGGCTCCATGCCGTTGTTGTGCTCTTGAAGGATGCCGTGCCACCAGCCCAGCGCGTCCGGCGTCTTGTATTCATCCAGATCGATAACGAAGGTATTGCCGGACGCGCGGCCGGTGAGCAGGCCCATGTTGGTTCGGCGGCCATGCTCGCCTTGCGGCCCATACCAACGCTCGAATGTCGCATCGGGAACCTGCGCCTCTTGCAGCGACTTCCAGTCGGCAAGCGCAGGGCGCTTCCAGTTCTGACCGGATGACGGAAGGTGTGATGGCACGACCTGCCACCCGGCGGCGCGATACATCGCTGCCCAGTCGCCGGGTGCTGCCCAATCAGGTTCGAACGTCTCGAGGTGCCCCAACTTCATTCTCTATCCGGTTCGCCATCTCCATCGGAATTACGCACGCAACACATACAAAGGCGGCCGGGGCCGTAGCCCCGGCGCTGTCAGCCTCAACCGAAATCGTCGGCGTCGGCCATTTCAGGCTGCTTTGCCGTCGGCGCGCTCACCTGGGTCGATCCGGTCGACGGTGCGGCCGCAGCCGGTGCGGTCGACGGTGAGGCCGTCTGCGGTGCCCCGCCGCTCTTGGCGACGTGAACAAGATCGACCGGACGCGGTGCCCAACCGGAGATTTCGAACACAGGCTGGTAGTTGGTCGACTTCTTTTGCCCGCTGCCGGACGTGATCGGAATCGTCGACTTGAGCACGACGACGGGCAGTTTGCCGGGGTTGGCGGCCTTGCCGGCTTCGTAGGCGGTGTGAAGGTCGTCGACGCCCTTGAGGAACGACGCCGCGTTGCTCGAGATTTCCCGGATATCGCCGCCGCAGGACGAATGCAGCTTCATCATGAGGCGCGCGCCCTGTTTGAACGCGGAATCCGCCGGCTTGTGCGGCATGGGATCGCCCAGCTTCACCAGCATGAACTCGGGAGCCGACCCGGCGCCGAACTTCATGTAGCCGACCTCGATGTTCTCGAGGTCCACAACAGCCTTGAAGGTCGACGTAATGTCGACGGCGTCATTGCTGTATTGGCCGTTGTTCTCCGAGCGGTCGTTGCGGAAGATGCGACCGGCGCGGGAGTCGTATTTGACGAACGGGATGATATCGCCGCCACCAGAACCGGAGCCGTAATTCAAACCAAGTGCCATAACCGTATTCCTTCTTCATGCTGCGATCAGGCCCGCAGCGTTGCCAATCCCTTTCGGGAATCTCAGATGCCGGATGGAAAGTTCAGCTGAGCGAACTCGCCAAATTCTTTGATGGCTGCGGCGTCATAGGCGCGCGCAGCTGCTACCTGGTCTTTGAAGTAGCCTAGATAAATTGGACGACGATCAACTACGATGCGCGCCATGTAGCCGCCGACCTGAGCAAAGACGCCTTTGAAAGTCCTATTCTTTGACGCGCGCCGGTTCCTATTGTTCTCAGCTTTCGTTGCGCAACGAAGATTAGATTTTTGATTGTTCAGCGTGTTGCCATCAATGTGGTCAACACACCCAACCGGTGATCCGAGAACAAAACGGTGTAGGTAAACTTTCTTGCCTTTGATTGCAGCCCGCGCGTAGGTCCTCTTCCCGGAGATGTGAGCGTGCCAGCCAAAACGTGCCAACCGCTCGAAATCATCATCATCGACAACCGCAGTGAAGCCCTTACTGAGTGAGAGCGTTTGCATCATACGCCCCAGTGCTCAAAAGCCAGTTGCCGCGCCGGTCCGCCCCAATAAAAACTTTCGAGGTCAGGAACGATGATCTTGGTGAAGAACGCGGGGTCGTCCGAGAGGTCCAGGAATGCCTCGCATCGAAGTGCGATCTGATGCAGTGCATTCAGATGGTCGCGCGTGTTCTCAAGCTGATACGTCGCGCGCTTTTTCGGTGTGACATATGCAAGTCGCGCATCAACGTTATCGCCGGTCTGCGTTGAATAGAGAGCGACTTGTCTGGCATGTGGAATTTTGATCGATGACGGCAGCGCGCCAGTCGTCTTGAGATCGACGACAATTCCGTGATGCTCCCAGCGATAGTCGAGATACCCAACAATCGGATACTTAAGCCCGTCCGGCTTCCATTCAACAAATTGCTGACAGTGCGTGGGGATGCCATAGGGGCGCAATTCTTCTAACGCCGCTTTGACCATGGCGGGGATCGTGTCGCGATACTCTTCGCGGCGCTTGTCACCAGACAGTGCGGTGATGGCGTCATACTTTTTGATTGCAACCGCATAACAGTCATCAAGCGGCTTTGTCGGGTCCATCAGCCCCGCTGTCACGCCATCCTCAACCGCCGTACCGCGATGTGCCGGTGCTCCAACAGGCTGGCGAATACCCATGATGCGCTCAAGCACGAACATACTAGGCGAGGCGCAAAACAGGTTGAGACTGCTCGGACTATGACGCTGGATTTTCATGCTGCGGTGCTCCACGGAAACAGGACTTCAAGGCCGTATTTGGCGATCAGGGCGGCGTCGGCGCGGTTGTGATGCTTCACGTATCGGAAACTCTCGGCGCAGGCCGGAAATAGTTGGAGCGCTTTGTTGCGAGACGCTTCCTTGTCGGTTTTTAGGAGATTGAAGCGCTGCTTCCATTTTTTGGGCGTGACGTAGTGCAGCGGCACATTGTGCGAGCCAAGAACGCCGATGGCCTGACCGTATGACTTGCCAAACTTGAAGGTAGAGGCCACGCCCTGCCCCGGCATAGATGCTACGAATTCGATTACCGCATAGGACGGTGCGTATTTGCGGATCAGCCCGGACAGCAACGGCGCGCAAATGTCACCATCGGCTACCGGCATATCCTCGATGGCAACGCGGTTCGGCTCATCCTGGAAGATGAAGGCCAAAGCGCCGGACAAGCCAGGATCGATACCGACGATGCAGCGATCAGCCATTCTCCACCTCCCCACCCCAAAGAGCCATTGTCCCCTCAGCGCACAGCCGCCCGAGTTGCGCCGCACTGATCTCGACACGCTCCAACGCCTGCCCGCGAGCCATGCCGAGTTCGTCGAACGTCAGATTGAGGATCGGCTTGCCGTCTTGCACGGTCAGGAAGGCGAGTTTGGCTGTGCGGTCGGTCGTGATCATGTGCGCCGTTCCAATGCCGAGTACCCGACCGGCGGATCACCAAAGAATGCCGCCGTCAGGTCACGCATCGGCGCGCTGTGGCGTCGGTCGCGCTCTACAATCACGTCCTGCTCAGGCCGGGCAGATTTGCGTGCTTCAAACTCAACACCGGCAACTTTGCTAACGGCCTTGTTCTGGAAGTTCCGGCGATTTCGGTCGTATTCTAAACGCGCTGCCCGCTGTGCCGGCGTTAACTTCATGTATGCCAAGCGCGTTTTGACAGATTTTGATGTTCGGTTGAGGCGCTTGCCAATCTGCTCTGGCGTCAAGCCTTCTGCTTTCAGGGCTAGCAGTCGCTCGATCTCGGATGGCGTCCATCTATTGGCGGTCATTACTCACAATCTCCGGTGCTATTGCGATTGCGAATTGCGCGCGCCGCCTCGACGAACGCATCAATCTCGTGCCGATGAAAATCCGGATCGATGCTGGCAAGCGTCGCAGCGCGGCGATCAAAAAATTCCGCAGCCATGAGTGCATCGCGTCTAGCCTCTTTGATTTGAGCAAGGCGCTTGATCTCGCGCGCTGCCAGATGGTCAGGATTGGTGATCTCGTTGTTCCAAAGCGAGCGCGCGGTGCGGAAGGAGATATTTGCCTTCCTCGCAATCGTTGTGAGCCAGCGCGGCAATTCGCCGTGACCCGGAACGCCATCAGCCAGCGTGATCATTGCTTCGCGAACACTCATTTTGGACAACTTCTCCAACATTTGGATTTTCCCTCTGTCATGGTTGGTTTCATGAAAGAGGTACTTGTTACTAACGACAACGAACCACTGACTTTCACGACGCTTTCGACGGCAACCGAACGCGCGTTAGCCAAACTTCACCGCGATCCCGGCAAGGATCAGCGGAGTGAGAAACAGAATTCCGATGACATAAAAGACAACGCTGTCGCGAAACTCGGCATCGCCATGATCGCGACTGGATGAATAGGAATGCGCAGTCGTTTCTTCGCTGCGAGACTGTGCGACCGCAGGGCCATGCCGGATGGAGGATACGGCCCGAAGCTGAATTGCAGGATTGCGCGAAGCCCCCTCGCGCATGTAGAGACGCGAGGAGTCGGACGTTGCCCCGTAGGCTCCTCGCGTGCTCGTCTTATCGAATTGGATTAACATGGCCGCGCCTCGTTACCGTCACGGCCTTCATAGATGATGGTTGGCGGGCTCGACGGCGCATCGGCAGGACGCCAGACGTACCAGGCATGATCTTCCGTGCCGGTCGTATCGCCGGGAAACCATTGAATGCGATCAATAAGCGCGATCTTGAACGCCCAACGCGGGTTGCGCGCGAACAGATCAGCGCGCGTCTTGCCGAAGTCGAACTTTGCGGTCAGCAACAACGCAACCCACCCGTTGCAGCGCTCAAGCGCTAACCGCGCGAACTTCACCGCATCATGATTGCCGCGACCGTAGGGAGGATTCGTAATGATCGCGTCGTGTGGCGGGTTCTTGTATGCGAAGCGCTTTTCAAGAAAATCCACGGTCGCATCGTGACGACGATTGTAGACGGCGATATCCGACGTGACGACGTTGGCGCCCATGTCGAGCAGTACATCGGCAATCGCATGGTCGCCGGCCGCTGGCTCCCAAACCGTCATGCCGCCAACCGGCAGATGGCGAAGCAATGCGCGCGTGGCCCAAGCCTCGGTCTGGTAAAGGTCGTTGACCTGACGAGCGAAGTTGGAGGCAACAACTGTCATCCCCGCACCTCATCGATCAGCGCCCAAGCGAAGAGCGGGATCAGAGAAAGCAGGCCAATGTTGCCGAGGGTGTCGAAGGTCACGACGCCGCCCCTTCATGCGAGGGGGTGGAGATGTGCATCTTGGCGATTGTTTCGAGGGAGACGCCAGGGATGCCGCGTTCGCGAGCTGCATCGACGATGCGAGGCCAGTAGCTGACGCGCACAGACTCGCTGCGCTTCATCTCGCTCGCTGTAGAAGGATTTTTATCGATGACCTTTGCAAACCCGGTCGGGCCTCCAAAGGCTTCAATCAACTCGGGGATGGTTCGCGGCTTCTGCATGACGCATAATCTACAGAACTTCTGTAGATGATGTCAACAGGATTTCTGTTTACAGAGTGTGCAATCTTTCTGTTATGGGAATCTCGAACGATAGGCTGAAAGAAGCTCGCACAAAGGCAGGGTTCAAATCCGCCCGCAGTGCGGCGTTGCGATATGGGTGGAACCCGTCAACCTATGCGTCTCATGAGAACGGTCAGACGCCAGTGCCAGTCGGCGCCGCTGAGGAGTACGGTCCTAAATTCGGCGTGACCGCCGGTTGGATCTTAACTGGCGAAACGCCGCCGCCAGATTACAACCCGAGTGATGCCGAGCTTATTGCCGCTCTTCGCCAGGCCCCGGCTGCGAAAAAGGCTGCCGTGGCTGTATTGCTTGGCGTTCCACCTCCTCTCGTAGAATCGCCAGAACCGCCCGCTTCGTTGACGGAGAAGCGGCCCGCCAAGCTGCGATGATGCTTTTCTCCCATTCGCCCATCTCAGCCCCGCGCGGTTAAATGTTCCCTATTCGTTCATGCAATCAGAACGTCGTTACATTTTCAAGGATCGAAATCCTAAAATTAAAGAAGTTCGCAAAATAAATGTTTAAGGGATCGTGAAAATGAAAATACAATCCCGAGTAAAATCCGCCGCACCGGCCCCGCCTCCGTTGGATCCTCAGGAAGCTCTTCGACACATCAAGACGTTAGCTTTGGCCGCTCAAGATAGTTCCGACATGGACATGATTCACGAGCACGTCAGGATGATTCTGGCGCTTGTGGATAAGGCGCTGCCGCGTCGTCGGCGGTCGGATCGCCATGGGGATTAAAGCGGCTGTAGGGAGGGCATAATGGCGATTGATGTTCGCAAGGCCGCGCGGTTTGTGGCGGTCAGCGGGAGCCATGCGAATCTTGAACGTAAATCGGTAGATATCCTGTTCGACGGCGACGACGGCCAATCATATGCTATCGAAATAGACCCTTCGATTATTGCGGCGCTGCTGGTCGCCATACAGGGTGAAGCCACTGAGCTTCAAACCAACCTTCCCGAGATGCAGAATCACCCGACGCAGGCCCTTGAAGTAACAGGGATGACGCCTTCAATGTCAGCGGACGGTCAACTGGCGTGGAGGATATCACTACGCGGGGATATACACATTGATTTGGCGTTTTCGCCCGATCAGTTCCGCGATCTTGATCAACAGATGACCGAAATCCGGGAGTTGCTGGACCGCCGCGTTCAGTAGGCATTTCCCGCTTACCCTCTCATTTCCCGCCCCGCCCCTCGCGGGGCTTTTTGTGCCGGTCGAATGGCCGACTGAAAGAGGTGTAGCATTTATTTTGCCTGATGCACAGATTTTCTGTTGACAGAATTTCTGTAGATGCGATGATGCCCCTCGACATCAACCAACGATGGAGCCGGGCAAGATGGCAAAGGCAATCAGAACTTACGGGCCGCAAGACTGGTTCATCCCGGCCGCGATGAATGGCGAAGTGATCGTCAACATCGGTCAGATCGCCCCGGCTACCGAGCGCGAACTGAACAAGCTGGTCCGCAAGGGCACCCTAACCAAGTGGCGCGGCAAATGGTATCCGGTCGCTGGCGCCTCGTTCGGCCTTGGCCCCGACAAAACCTGTTGGGGTCTGGCTTCGAAGTTCGCCCCTGCGGCCGCAGCCTAGCTAGGAGCCGCCGCCATGTCCTATTACTCCCCCAACCCGCATTACGCGCCGGATGATTTCTCGGAAGATGCCGAGCGTCTTGAGCGTTGCGAACAGGAAGCGGGCCGGTATTTCGCCAGCGTCACGTCCCGGCAGAAAACCGAGTTCGATAACCGGATGGCTTATATCCGTCCGTGGTCCGGGTCTCCCCGCTGGGAGCGTGAAAGGGCTGCTGCTCAGCGCCGTTGGGATGAAACGACGGCGGAAGCCCGCGCGCTGCTGGATCGCACCGTCCACGAATTGATGCTGACTGGCGAAGTCGGGCCTGACCTCGATGCCGAATGGGTACAGCTCGCCAGCAAGGAAGCCGCGAAGTCGATTGATGCGTTTCGCGCTCTTGGCGGCAAGTTCGCGTGGGAAACCGAAGCCGAACAGGTGCCGGCATGAACAGCCTCCGCAAAGTGAAACTGACCGGCGACCGCTCCATTGAGAGCAAGTTGCATCGCCTCGCCTACGAACTTGAAGCCGACGCCGCGCGCATCCGCGCTGACCATGGTGCCAGCCATGCTGCGCTTGTCGAAGGTATTCGCGCCGTCTCGTCCCAACTTGGGCGCATGGCCCGCAGCATCGAGGCCGCATAAATGCCCTTCCACCTCATCAACGGCATCAAGGTCCGAACGTCGTTCGAATATCCGCCGATCCCGGTTCGCGGCGTCGATTGGTCGGCTGTCGATGACAGCACATACGACGGCGAAGGCTGCGAGATCGGACGCGGCGCGACTGAACAGGCCGCGATTGCCGACCTTCTCGAACAGATCGAGGAGTGCGCGGCATGACCAGCAAGGCAGGACATACGTTCACGGCGGGGCCGTGGGATTACTTCGTCGGCAACGCCAACGGTCGCGGTCTGGTTCGCGTTGAAGCCGCCCTCACCAGTGACGACGCGGGAGAGCACATCTGCTCGTTTCCGCGCGGATCGAAGGGCGAGGCCCATGCTGCGCTTGTGGCAGAGGCAGGCACAGTTCTGCACGAAACCAGCCTGACGCCGCGCCAGTTGGCGGAGCGGTGCGAGGAGTTGGTGGCGGCGCTTACCTTCACGCAAACCGATCCGTGCTTCGTTCTCTTGGGCAGCGTCACCAAAGACGAGATCGCTGCCATCCTCGCCAAGGCTACGGCTGGGGGTGCGGTGTAATGGCACGTACCCCGGAATGGAAGGTCTACAACCCCAGCGGCGAGTACATCGCGGCGTGCAAGCACATCGAGGATGCCGCGTGCCTTATTGCACTGTACGGCAACGGCGCGACCATTCGTAATCCTTGGACGGGGCATCGCAAGCCGCTCTGGACCGAGGGCGCGGAAGAATTCCCGGCGGGCGAAAGTTATGACCGCGTTGTTACGGTAGTGATGGCCCGTTGCTCCTCGCAAGTGGAGCAACCCAATGCTTAGCACCATGCTTAGCCCCGACCTCATCCACGACACGGCCCTTCTCACCATCAGCGCATGGCAACGCGAAGCTCTGCCGACGAGCGACGAGGCAATGCTGTTGCTCTACCGCGATCAGGCGCGGCGCTGGGAAGTAAACGACAACCACCAGGATCACTACGGCGCCACGCTGGATGCGGTCCATCACATTATGGGCAACCGATATGAACGAAGTCGAGGAACGTAGACCGATGACGCCGCACCAATTAGCGGCAACTATCCGCACATTCATCGACGACAATGAGCGCCATCATGATGTCAGGCTTCGTTGGTTGTCGGATCAGGTCAATTCATGGCTCCGCACAATTATCGACGTTGGTAATGGCAACCTCGGCCCTGAGCAGCGCGCGGAAGTGAATGCATTTCGCGCCGAAGAACTACAGGAGCAGATCGACGCCAAGACACGAGACATCGCGTCACTTGAGCGTGAGTTGTCAAAAACGAAAGCCGCCACCCGCACCGACGAGGTGACGGCACATGGCTGAGAACAGCAAGATCGATGATGGCGGGGCGGCATTCCCCGGCATGGCGGCAGATGGTCACCCCGACTACAGGCCCGGCCTCACCAAGCGCGATTACTTCGCTGCGGCGGCGCTGACGGGCATATGCGCCAATAGCTATACGCCTTGGTCGCCAAACGTCGCGGACATCACCGACGGCCAGATCGCCCAGGCCGCGTTTGAACTGGCCGACGCCCTGATCGCCGCCTCCAACACCGGAGGGCATCATGGCTGACATGCCTGCGAAGATTTGGGCGACCGATGCGAACGCAGATTACATGCGCCATCCGTCGTGGGGGCCGCATGCCTACGTCCGCGCCGATCTAGTCGAGCAGATGGCCGCCGCGCTGCGGGATGCAATTCGGGTTGCCGACGAAGCGCGCGAAGAATGGGACAAAGCACCGTCTGGCATGAAAGCTGGAAAGCTACTGATCGCGCTTTCCGATCCGAGCCTGAAATATCGGGCTGACATCACGGCAATTCATGCCGCCCTTCAAGCCTACGAGGCCGCGCAACCGGCCAATCAAGCGGAGGCGCGGTAAGTGAATGTGCTCGACCTCTTTAGCGGTATCGGCGGATTCAGCCTCGGCCTCGAACGAGCAGGAATGCGAACCGTCGCGTTCTGTGAAATCGACCCGTTCTGCCGCCGCGTACTCGCCAAACATTGGCCAGGCGTCCCGGTCTTCGACGACGTGCGAACACTCACCTCGGATCGCCTACGAGCGGCTGGGGTGTCCCCCAACGTCATCTGCGGCGGATTCCCCTGTCAAGACGTCAGTGTCGCCGGGCGCCGAGCTGGCTTGGGCGACACTCGGAGCGGACTTTGGTCAGAGTTCAAGCGATTGGTTTGCGAGGTACGACCTACATTCGTCGTCGTGGAGAACACGCCAGGCCTGCTTAGTCTCGGGATGGGAACAGTTCTCGGAGACTTGGCCGCGCTCGGGTACGATGCGGAATGGCACGGTTTGCCAGCTGGCGGACTTGGTGCCCCCCATATCCGGGAACGGGTTTGGATTATTGCCTACGCCGACAGTTGGTGGCGGCGGACAGACGCTACCCGAGGGCACCACCCCGACAGGGCGCACGCCGGACGGGCGCAAACAGACCGTTTGCTTGGAGAGATACCTCGCCCAAATCGTCAATGGTATCTGGCCGATTCCGTTTCTGCCGACAATCACAGTGAACGACGGCGGCAATATCACAGCGCCGAAGTCTCAATTCTCCCGCAACACTCCGGGCTTGCCGGTCAGATTAGCCATGACGGCTGGGATACGCCTTGGCCACGCTTCCTTGCGGACCTTTGCGGAGTGGATGATGGGCTACGAGGTGGGCTGGACAAAGCTGGCTTCGAGCACCTCGGCAACGCCGTCGTCCCGCAAATCCCGGAAATCATCGGACGCGCCATCCTCGCGGCCGACGAAGCAATCAGGAGTCCGTCATGACTGACCGTGAAGAACTTGGACGGCTGGCGGACCCATTCACTCCGGCTGAGCTTGCGGTTCGTTTGGACGAATGGACGCGCTGCCTTGACGCTTCGCAAACCGAACTGCGGTCCGATCTTCGACGTGCGGCTGTGCAACTTCGCCGCCTTGCAGAGGCAGGGACGCAGGAGGCGGAGCCTGTGGCGTGGCAGTACGCAGCCAAAGGACAAGGTGCGCCAAATTGGCCGGCGGGTGTGATCTCTATGGCGCACTGGGAAAACCAGTCTGATCGCTTTCATGAGCGACCCCTCTACACCGCCCCGCCCGCGCCATCCGTTGCGGTGAAGGTCAAGGCGTTGGAATGGCGTCGTATTGGCGATTGCTGGAAGGCGGATAGATACTCTATTCGAATGGATCACGGCGTTCCGGTCTACTATATGGTCAGCGGCTGGGCTCGCGGCACTAATCCTCATGACACCCTCGAATCCGCCAAAGCCGCAGCGCAATCCGACTACGAGCAGCGTATCACCTCTGCGCTGATCACTGCGCCGCAGGATGATGTGAGCACATTTTGTGAGCGATGCCAAGGTAACGGCGAGATCGTCACCGATTGGGATGAATACCTTCATCCAAAGGACCTCGCTTCCGAGGAAGCCAGCTTAGCCGAATGCCCCGACTGCGATGGTCAAGGCACAATAGCGCCCGGCCCGTCAGACACCACCCCATCGCGCCCGGAGGTGAGCAAATGATCTCTCGTAAGGAGCAGATACTCACCCAAGAGCGATTGAAGGAGGTCGTCACATACGACCCTAACACCGGAGTATTCGTTTGGAAAAATGCTCGCGGCAGTCAGCGCGCCGGCGCTGTGGCTGGCGGCATGACGGTGGACGGTCATTGGAGAATTAAGATCGATCGCAATCTTTATTTTGCGCATCGACTTGCGTGGCTTTACGCATACGGATTTTTCCCGGATTGTGAAATAGACCATAAAAACTGCGTAGCTAGCGACAACCGCTTAGACAATCTACGTCAAGCAACTCATTCCGAGAACAATTGGAACCGACCGGCCTACCGAAACAACAGGTTGGGCATCAAAGGCGTTCGCAGATACTCGGATAATCGCTTCACGGCACAAATTAAGGTCAACGGTCGGAAGCTGAACCTTGGATACTTTGCAGATGCGGAGTCCGCTTCACAAGCTTACCAAAAGGCGGCCGAAAAATATTTCGGCGAGTTTGCCCGGCACTCTTCTCTTGAAAACTCAGCGGACCCCCACCCATGACAAACATCAAGGATGCGCTGGAACAGATCATCGCCCGTTCGAAGATCGGGGACGATGACGACGAGAAGGAAATCCGTCGTCAGTGCTACCATATCGAGACGATTGCCACGCAAGCCCTCTCCCAACTCACCGCCAACCCTGACCGCGAGAAGGTGGCGCGGCTTTGGCAAGAGCTACTCGATAAGGACGACCGCACGTCACCGGAAGAATATCCGGACATGGTGCTAATCACGTTCGAGGAATTCGAAAGCGCCATCCTCTCCACCATTGCCCCGGATGAAGCGGCGATCCGGGCGGACAACACCGCCAACCTGTTGTCGATCATCGCAGACATTCGCGAGAAAACCGGCGTTGGCGGTAAGCCGATGCTGAACGAACTGGCGGATGCGATTGCGGCGGAGATGGACCGGCGCGTGAAGGAAGAACGGGAATCTGCCCGCGCATTTGTTCAGCAACACGAGGGGAAGAAGTGATGGTAGCAAAGTTAGAACGCGATGGGAAAATTGCGATACTTGTCTCACGAGGGTTCGGCGCGGGTTGGTCTACTTGGTGTTCGGATGAGGCAAGCACCGCTGCGGTGTTTGACCCGGATATGGCGCAAGCGGTACTGGACGGCAACCACCGTAAAGCTGAATCCATCGCCTTAGATAAGTACCCCGGTGAGTATACCGGAGGCGTGGCCGACCTTGTGGTTGAATGGGTCGAAAAAGGATCCCGTTTCGAAATAAACGAATACGACGGTAGCGAGAGCCTCCGGGTGTTCGGCTCTGACGACGGGCTGGTAGCATGACGCACCAACGCGCAATCGAGGCGATGGCGAAAGCGATCCGTGCCGAGCGCGGCCTATTTGGCAAGCCGTCGATTACTTCAATCCAACAAGCTGAGGCCGCTCTCGCCGCCTACCGTGAATACCTCGCCGCCGAGGGCTTCATCGTGGTGCCGAAGTCTGCGCTGGATTGGCTTTTTGGTGAAGGACCGGACGCAGACGGGAAGTGGTTTGAACCACCAGAAATCAAGGACGGCGAGCGCAAGAAGCCGTATTGGTGGCGGTCAAGATTCCGCGCCATGATCACCGCCGCGCAGCAGGAGCAGAACGATGCAGGTGAATGACGATATGGTTGACGCCGCGCTTGACGCGCATCATCGGACAAGCCTTGCAATTTCGTCCGACCCGTTCGAGGCCATGCGCGCCGCCCTCACCGCTGCCCTCGCGCATATGTGGAGGCCGATAGAGGAAGCGCCGAAGGACCGGACTCGCGTGCTGCTCTACACAAATGAGCTAACACCACCAACGATTCAGGCTGAGTGGAGGCCATACGACGATCAGGTCGGGTTCGGCGAGTGGGTTGATGTTTGGAACAACGACCCAATTGAAACGAATGTCGGCCCGGCTTCGTTCACCCACTACATGCCTCTCCCCGCCCCTCCTGAGACCGGGGGTGAGTGAGATGGCCTCTCCGCTCCAAATTCAGATCGGCCTTCACTACTACTCTTGCGCGGGCGAGTTTGAACCGCATCGCTTCTATGCTCCGGCCGTCCAAGAGGCGCTGAAGGACTTCGTTGCCGGCGGGTTGCTTGAGAAGCTTGACGAGCCAACCGAGCACGGCGCGACTTACAAACCAACCGATGGCCTTCGCACCTGGTGCAGAGCACTTTGCAGCGTCAATTGGCCCGTGCGCGTTTGGCAGATTGATGACCCCCACCCGCCCCGAGGCCAGGAATGAGTAGGACGTTGCCAGATCGCGACGATGATCCGGTGACGCTCGCCGACGCCGCGAGCCATTTCGGTTTGTCGAAAGGCGTGTTGAAAGCCGATGGCCTGCGAGGCAGGCTCGCAATGTACAAGCTCGGACGCCAATACTATACGACGCCGAACGCAGTCAGGGAATGGGTTGAACGATGCCGCGTCGAGCGTCAGGACCGCGTCTCTATCTCGATAAAAAGAGACGACAATGGGCCATCCGCGACGGATCGAATTTCATCCGCACAGGATGCGCTGAGGCGCAGCTTGAATGGGCTGAAAAGCTCCTCGCGAAGTACATAGCGGCCAAGTACGTCCCGGCAAAATCGGACGATCCGCCCGTTGCCGATATCCTGCTGTTCTATCTGAAGGACAAGGTTCCTGAGATGAAGTCCCGCTCGGCAAAATACAACATCTCGAACCTTGCCGGTTTTTGGGGCGACAAGACGCTTGCCGACGTGACCTCTGCGAATTGCAAGGTTTACGCGAAAGGCCGGACGCAATCGGCGGCGCGCTCCGATCTTGAAAAGCTGCAATCCGCGATTCGGCACTGGCACAAGGAACGGTCCGCCCTCGCCGTCGTCCCGACCGTCTGGAAGCCGCCGCCGCCGGAACCGCGCGAGCGCTGGTTGACGGTCAACGAGGCGGCCCGATTGGTGAAGGCATCGAAGCGAGCCGAACACCTGAAACGATTCGTCCTACTCGGGCTCTACACCGGATCTAGAGCCGGGGTGCTGCGGACACTGGAATGGTCATGGATCGATCTTGAAGCCGGGACCATGCGCCGGCGACCCAAGGGAGCCACAGAGACGGCCAACAAGCGCACCCCGCCGATCAGGCTCCCTCGGAAGCTCAAGCACTTCCTGCGGCGCTGGAAGGCAGCAGACGACGGCAAGTGCCGATACGTCGTCCATTACAACGGGCAACCGATTCTGCGCGACCCGTGGCGGTCGTGGAAAGAGGCTTGCAAGGCTGCTGGGCTGGTCGGCGTCCATCCCCATGTGCTCCGGCACACGCGGGCGACGTGGATGGTCCAACGTGGAGTTCCACCTTGGCAGGCCGCCGGGTATCTCGGGATGACGGTGCGCGTTCTAGAGGCTACATACGGTCACCACAGTCCCGATTGGCAGGCCGATGCCGCCGATATATAACCAAATCTGAGCCAAGGTGCGATGAATACAATACATATCATAGGTGGTGGGTTGGCGGGCTCTGATTACGCCTCCCACTAAGTTGTTGATTTTTATGACAACCAAGTGGAGACAAGACCGTGAACAAAAAGGGAAGATCGCCTTATAACCGTGCCGAAACTGAGCCAAGCCTGTTCTCCCCCCGTTCACGTTCATGGGGGATGCTATGAGCGGCCAATCCTTCGTCACCGCCGAGAAGGCTGAAAAGCCACTCAGGATGAAAGCCTACGGCTCCATTGGCCATCTGCCGGATTCGCGGATGGGGCCGGCGGATCACCATGTCCATGATGGGCAAGCGTTGATCTGCACGGCGAAGCCGCGCAAGGGCGACCGCGTGATCGTCTCGGAGAAATTGGACGGCTCCTGCATGTCGGTTGCGAACATTGACGGTGAGATTGTCGCGCTCACCCGTGCCGGCTATCGCACCACGGATGTGACATATGCCCACTTGCGCGCCTTCACGCCTTACGTTGAGCGCCTCCGATCAAAGTTCTCGGGGCTGCTTGAACCGGGAGAACGGATCGTGGGCGAATGGATGCCCATGGCTCATGGGACCATCTATGACCCGTCGCACCCGGCATTTGCTCCGTTCGTCGCATTCGACATTCGTATCATTTGATACCTACCTGACAGGACGCATCGCTGCGAATCCAATCTCTCGGGACTTTCGCGACCGAGTCATTTGGACCAGGCACATGAACTGGCCTATCCAACGGCCTTATTTTAAGGTCTCCGCGCCTCAATGCCGTCACTCGCGAGCGGGCGATCTTAAGATATTTCGGATGAATATCGCAGCCCGAAAAATTGCAGCCTTCGAGCAGCGCCGCAACGGCGGTTGAACCTGAACCGAGATATGGGTCGATGACGTGGCCTCCCTTTGGGCATAGGGCTTTCACGAGTCTCTGAACTAACCCAACGGGAAACTGACACGGGTGCGCAGTCTTTTCCACATGGCCGGCCTTTACGTTGGGGATGTCCCACACGTCGCCCGGATTCTTTCCAAGTGGGTTGCCGGATGGCTCACCTCGTCTTTCCCCTTTATAGTGCTTTTTGCCCGGATACTTCTGTGGCACTCTCACAGCATCCAAATCGAAGTAATAGCTCTTTCCCTTAGTAAACCAAAGAATCGTTTCATGTCTGCCGCTAAAGCGCTTCGGACAGTGTGCTCCATGACCGAATGTCCACACGATACGGTTTCTGAGTGCCAATTCTTTGGACTTGCTAAATACTGAATAGACCACAGCGTCCAGTGGTATCACCACGTTGTCTTGCACGTGGCTGCCAACTTGCCAGCAAATGCTCCCGCCATTCTTTGTCACGCGAACGACCTCTGAGAGAAGGCGATCGTGGATTGCGACGAAATCATTGACGTCACAAGACCGGTCATACTCTTTCCCCATAAAGTACGGCGGGGACGTCACTAGGAGGTCGACTGATCGGTCGGGCAATCCTTTCAGAAAGGAAAGAGCATCCATTTTAACAATATTTGGCATATTAGCCTCCAGCTTTTTCAACTATACGCCAAACAGGTAGTTGGATCCAGCGAAAACCAGTCCGCATCGCGCGAGAGCGAAATGGCCAGTAATTCAATCCGCCCAACCCATACTGGAGGGTCGATTCGATATTGCTCATGTATAATCTTTAATCTGCCGATCTCAGCCGCCGCATCGTGAACTCGATCTCGCCATCCGGCAGTTCCCGCCAGGATTCAACTACGGTCATGTAGGCCGCTGCCGGCCATCGATCGAGGATCGCCCTCGCCCGGATGCGGGCCTCGTCTCGCGGTAAGGTGAAGGTCTCACGGACGCAGCCATCATCCGCAACGCTTTGCCGGCGCCGAGCCGCCATTCTTTCGGCGAGGTCTTTTGGAGTGCGGGAGGCCATCGCGGTGCTCCACTAGCGATGAACACAGTAACGGAAAAGGGTGCGGAACGCAGGCCCCGCACCCTCCCCTAAACTCGCTGAACCAGGCGGAAGACCGCCCTGTCCGAAGCCTTTCGGCTTAGCGGGCGGCCTCAGCGAGGTGACAGCGCTTGGAATTAGACACTGGACCACCTCCTTTCGTTGTTGATGATGGCCCGAAGCTAATCAGATATCCCTCGAAATCAAGTGTTTCAGAAGTAAGGGCCACGATCGGCTACTGGTTCCCGATGAATTTCATACCGATATAAGGGCCGCTCATGCCGAAGTTGCCGCCACTGCCGTTGGGCGTCGTATAGCGAGATGTACCAGACCGAGATGCAGTGGGCCTCTGGATTTGACTACCAGCCTTTGCGACAGGCGCGCGTGCTGCAGTGTGCCCGCCTCGACCCGCCGCGGATGCGTCAGTAATAATAAAAAAACTTCCCAGCACCAAGGCGGTGCCAGCAACAGCAACCATTCCATTCTTAAACATGCCGGTTATCTCCCGTGATGAAATTTACATCAGCGCGGAGCATATGGGCTTTCAAGGTATCCGGATACGAAAAAGTCCAGCGCACAGCATCAAGAGCAGGATGAAGATGGCGCCGAGGCGGGGTGGGCAATTTGCATTTTTTTGCAAACCTCTCGGCCTCGGCTCGGCAACAGAATGCAGACAGGCGAGCGCGAGCGCCGCCAGGAAGACGGTTCGGATCATATTGTCTTTTCCGCTGATCGGATCAGAATGAAGCGCTGGACAGGCTAAGGTTGCCCAACCTTCCCATCTGTCTAGTTGGGGCCGCCGTTAGCCTGATGAGACGGCGGCCCCGCTCCTACCGCATCCGGCTTTCATTGCGGATCAGTTCGAGCGTCTGCCGCGCGTGCTGGGTTTCTCGGACGCTGTCACCGACCAAGTCTTTGACCTCCCGCAAAAGATCGTTCGTGCGCCGGGATTCTTCCGCGACCTCATGGACCGATTGCATCATGTCGTGCAGCGGGCCCATCATCAGCCATTGCGGGACCGGCTCGCGCGGCGGGAGCGGCGGCGGGACCGCCGGCTTATCGCGGGTGGCGCGCATCACAAGGTAAAGCGCGCCGAGCAGGATGGTGATGGCGACCGCGGACTGGATGATCGGATAGGCACCGAGCGCCGCGAAGGCCTTATCGTTGATGGCGTCCATGATGCCCCGCCAGCGCCCGATAGATTGAGAACAACTCGGTGCCGGTCAGGACCGCATAGATCGGGATACCGGGCGACGGCAGCGCAAGAATGACGAGAGACAAGCACATCTGCGACCAAATCAGCGCGCCGAGCAAAGCGCCCCCAGCGCGCATCCATGGGCCGTAGACAGGCCAGTTGCCGTTGGCGATCAGCGCCGCCATCCGCACCACGCCGACGCTCAGGAACGCCGGCGCGAGCCAATCGTCCACCACGGCAACGCCGATCAGATCGAACGAGTGAGCATCGGCCGCCGCCGGATTCGTGGCGATCAGAACGGCGATGCCAATCATCATCCACGCGGCCGCCGCTTCGGATATCCGGTTGTTGAAGTGGCGGACGAGGCCGGCGAGAGAGCAGTTCATCGCCCTCTCCAGCAGCCTTGCTTGGCGCCGAACTCGTTGTGAGCGAGGATCTGTTGCTTCGTACCGGTCGTCAGCTTGTCCGATCGCGAGGGCTGGATGGCGGACCATCCGGCGCAGTTGCTAGTCGCGCATCCACTTGTCGAGACGACGATCAAGATCATCAGCGGGAAGATTGCGAACTTCATCGTCCACGTCCTTTCGATTCTGGATTGCGTGAGCATCGGCCTTGGCGCGCCGGTCGCGCTCGTCTTTGGAGCCCTTGTTACGGCCGGCGACATACGCAGTGAGCAGCGCGCCGGCGCCAATGATGAGGCCCTTGAGCCACTTCGGCGCACTAAGCCAAAAGGCCATGACCGGCTGCCAGAACACCGCCAGCAGCACGACTGCGATGACGGTCCAGACCCACCAAGGCACGTAATTGAAAAGCCAGGAGGCCGTATCCATCAGTTCAGCCTCCCGGTCTGGTAGTCAGCGACGGCTGCGTTCTTGCTCTTGCGGTTCTCATTCCAGATGATGAAGGCGACGACGGCGACGATCAGCATCGGCACCCAGCCCGGGATATCGGCCAGCCACTTGAACCAGCCCTGAAGCATCGACAGGTACGGACTAACCTGATCGTTCGCGGTCGGCAGCACGCTCATGACGCCCTGCCCGGCCGCTCCGGCAAAGCCCAGCCAACCCATGACCTGCGACCACAGCCCTGCCCGCTGCGTCGCCGCGACCGCCGGCACCTTCGGCGCGATGTCTTTTGCCGTGGCATAGGCGCGATCAGGCGCGACGGGCCGTGACCAGCGCTCCGCCTTCGCCTTGGCAATCTCGGCCACCAGCGCCGGCGTAATCGACGTGGTGGCGATCTCGTGCCGATCGTTCATGAACGCCGCTATCGCGCCGCGCGTCCGACCGCCAATCAGGCCGTCGACCTCGCCGACCTCGTGATAGCCGAGCGCGACCAGATCGGCCTGCACCCGTTTCACGTCGGAACTGAAATCGGCCTTCGGCGGGACGACGTTCTTGGCAGCGGTGTTCGGGAGTTCGTTGTTGAATACCCGGCGTTGCGCTTCAATCCAGTCGGCTTCCGACGCCGGGTACGGCTTGCCGGCTTCGTGCCACGCTTGCGCTTTCAGGAAGGCGATTCCCGATGGCGACCGCCAGAACGCATCGTTCATGACGGTGTTGCGCGTCATGCCCGGCACGCGCTTGAGCACAAACGCGATGTAGCTTTCCACTTCGTTGCCGCCGGACCAGATCCGAATAGCGTCGTCGAACGCCTTATTCCGGTAGTTCTTCGAGGTCCGCCACAGATCGAACTGCGCACAGATGCCGAGGACGTAGGACGGGAACACGGCGATGTTGTTCCCCTGCCCCTTGCCGTCGTTCAGCGTGACAGGCTTTGGATCGGCACCCCATTTGATGGCAAGCGCACTGCCCCATATGGCACCGGGGTTTTTGTATCGAATGGATGGCGGTTCTCGATTGGCCATAGGTTCTCTCTCCCGAAAAAGGGGGTTGGGCAGGTTCAGATTTTGGGGCTGCGGCTATTACGCGCCGCGACGGATCAGGAGCCTACGTGCCGCCATCGGCCATAGGTTCTCGTCCTCTGAATTGGAGGTGGGGGGGGGTGCGGGTTGTGGAAAATCGACTTTTTTGTGTCTTTACTTTGGGTTGTGCCGGAGCGAATGTGCGTCCCGGATTTTCAACCTTCCGGCGCCAAGCCGGGCAGCATAGAGGCGACTATGACGTGGATCGTTGGTCTTGCGGTTATCGCGTTTTGCGCGGTCGCGGGGATTGCCACAGCCGTAGGAATAGCGCTTGCAGGTGGCTGGCCGGACCAGCGGCAACGCTTCTAGCCATATGATGCGACCTCACCTAATCTCGATTGCTAAATTCGTCGCCGTTTTCATCGCTAGTGTAGCCGTGATCATGGGCCTTGGTTTGCTCGCAAAGCCGCCTGCAACAGAGCATCCAAAGCTGACGGAACCTACCCCGCAACAGGACATAGGTCGCCCCCGCGATACCAGCGCAGATGTCTTTTTTAGCCGGCCTTCCGGCGGTCAACCATACCCTAACAAATAGATTTCAGTACGGAGACTAGATATGTTTCAAAGCATTCCGCGCCGCGCTGTGCAGCAATTTCGCTATGCACGCGCAATGCAAAAAGCAAAAAATCAGTCCACACACCCGACCGGACGACGGATACTTTCCGCGATTAATCGAGCGCAACGTGGTGAGTTCACCGCAGAGGAAGAATCCGCATTTGCCGCGATTGAAGGCCGAAGAGCCTCGTTGCTTGCAGAAACGAAGTCGATCCCTACCATCGATTACGGCGCTGGTGGTCTAAACCCGATGCTATCGAAAGAGCAGCAAGAAGCCGGGATGGAAAGTAACTTCACGGTCTCGCAAATCGCATCTGCAAGTAAGCCGGCTCAATGGGACCGCATACTCTACGAACTCATCAACGAATTTAGACCGTCGCATGTCGTCGAGATGGGAACGTGCGTCGGGATTTCAGGCTCCTACATGGCGCACGCCTTGCGACAGAACGGAGGACGATTGACGACACTAGAAGGCTCTCCGACCGTATACAAACTCGCATCGGAAACCTTTCGAACGCTCGGATATGACAATGTGGATCAGGTTCAAGGGCGGTTCGCAGAAACTCTAGTTCCGGCGCTGAAAAACAAATCATCGCAGATCGTTTTTGTTGACGGCCACCACGACGGCGACGCAACCATCAACTACTTCAATGAAATGCTCCCCTACTTGGGATCCGGCTCTCTTATCGTATTCGACGATATTATGTGGTCGCCGGGCATGACGGCTTCGTGGAAGCACGTGAGCAGTCACCATCGCATCGCGGACGCTATCGACCTGACGTCCATGGGTGTAGTAGCGCTCCTGTAAGCGGGTGGCCGATCAGAACGGCCTTCACCATGTCTCCCAAGCCACAGTGAACCCTGCTGACGGAGACAGGTTCGTATCGTTGCCCGTTCCAATGAAGGGCCGGATATAAGACACCTGCAAGTCTCGGACATCGGCGTGGGTCTTCGTACCGAGGTTAATCGTCAAGAGAGAAGCAGAGCCTCCGACGGGGTAACCAGTGGGGTACGCATGTTGGAGGTTGATCGTGAGGTCTTGGCTAGTGCCGGGGCTCGCAGACGTCGTATCATTCCAAGTACCCCTGTTACGCGGCATCTCCATCTGTGTTGCGTTATAGCCGCCATCCCAGCGAGCCCATGGCTGCGCGGGAGTGAACCCTCGAATATTTCGCTGCACGGCGAAGCGCGGAGTTGCATGAGCGGCAGATTTGAGAACTCGCACCATGCCATCAGTATTGCAGCTATCGAGAGTGACGTTAACGTCCTCGATGGCATACGAAACCGGGGCGGCAGTCGAAAGCGTTTCGATATAGACCGGCCGGGTTTCTGACGGCGCATAAATCGAACCGCCTTGAATGTTGAAGAACACTTCCTCACTGGCCGATGCTTCCGCGCGAAAATAGACGGCAGCCATGGCGGTCGGAGTTTCGCCGCCGCCGTTCTTAATTGAACGCCCATTGCAGTTGATGATGTTCATCCAGCCGCCGACAACATCGGAGCCGAGATACAGCACAGAGTTTGTCCCACGCCATACTCGAACTTCGTTGTTCTCAAGCGTGAAGTTCAAGCCACCAAGACAAGCTCCACCATCAATCTTGCAATTCCGATAAAAGCATTCCTGGCTATTGCCGTGAACGCCAGCGGCCGGTGACGTGCCGGAATTGACGATTTCGCAACCGTCATAGCCGCTGCGGTAGCTTTGCGTTCCGCCCGCCGTGTCATAGCCGCTAATATCTCCGCCGCACCAGATGCCGCGACCGACTCCGCCGGTAATGACCACGTCGGAACAGCTCGTGAGCAACAGTGGGTAATGCGTTGTATCTGCCGCCCCATCCATCTGAGACGCACCACGCGTCCGCGTCGGGCGCATGTTCATGCACTGGTCAAATTCAATTCCGGATGAATCTGTCCCGAATACCTTGATGTCATCGACTTCTGCACTTGCGGCGCGGAATACCTTGACTACACCCCATGACGAAAGTGTGGGATCAACCCCCGTCGCATCAACCGTGAAACCGCCGAACTTACCTTCCCACTTGTTGACCTTGTACGCCTTAACGGTCGAGCTATAGGTGTAGGAGCCGAGAAAGCCGGTATCGAGATAGACGGTCAGGCCGTTCACGCCCATAACGATGTGACGACAACCACGCCGATAGTAGTAGCGATAGGCCGAGAACGAATAGTCTGCACTGTCGTAAAAACAAAGTTCGTCGCCAACGGCCAAACCATGAGCCGACGCAAACGTAACTTGCATTTCATCGACGCCAACGGCTGTAAAGGACGGAAGCGCCGTCATAGAGCCGTTGTTATTGTCTTGCGTGGCGATAACCCACGTTCCCTTGCCGTCACCGGTCAAAGCCGCGAAGTCTGTCGCGCTGGTAAACGTCGGGACGATGATCGTCTTGTCACCGCCAAGGCCGACAAGCTGCACGTTAGCGGGCTTGATCAATCCTTTCGCGACAGTGAGCGAGCCGACTTTGTTGATCTCAACCGTGCCGCCGCCACGCGCGGAACACGCCGCCATAGCTTTTGCGATGTCGTCCCCATACTCCGAAGTCTTGAACAGATCCCCGAACTTCCGAACCCGCTGCCACGCTCCACTTGCGCCGGTCGTGTCGGCAGTCGGCGGAACGTAATCGCCCTGCCCTGTGTCTGCCGTGACTTGCGTAGACAAATTCGAGCCGTTCCAGAGGAACGTGCCTTCGCGCCCGCTCTCTCGCAGATAGGCAGTCGTGAATGCCGTCGTGCTCAAACCGGCCAGCGTGGTCCGGTTGGCAATCGGGTAGCCGTCAAAGGCGTTGGCGTTGATCGCGCCGGGGTCGTAGCTCGATTTGAGCATGTCGCCGCCGCCGGGAAGTCCGGTCAGTTGCGACCCGTCGATTGCGGGCAGTTTTCCAGTACCGTCGAGCGCGACAATCTGATTGGCCCCGGTCCCGACATTCAGCGCGCTATTCGGAACGTTTGTAATGGTGTTGTCACCACCATCAATCGTCTTGCCAGTGAGCGTCTGCGTATCACTCGTGCCAACCACGTCACCGGACGGCGCGGCTTTGCCGGAGAACGCGTCAAGGTTGGCGGAATGGGCCTGCACGTCCGTCCCAATGACGACGCCAAGCGTTGAGCGTCCCGCGCTCGCATCATCAGACGCAACCAACGTCCGCGCAAAGCTGGTGAAGGTGGTTAGCTGATACGAGGCCGAGCCGTTCCAGTACCCAACCTTGTCGGCCGATGTTTCGGTTTCCGCGATGGATTGAATATTGGCGTTCGAGTTCGTCGCGGCCGAAAGCGTCGTGACGCCCATGGCTTTCGTCACCGGATCCATGAACGCGATCAGCGCGGCGGACTGCACCTCACCGGACGGCGATAGCTGGTCATAGTTCAGCTTGAACCGGTAAGTCCCGCCCGAGCGGATAACCTCAACACCGGCCGTTGCCTGCACGTCTGCGGGAAACTTGACGACGTGGCGCATCGCAATTGTCATCGAACAACTCCGTCAAGCACAGGCAGTGTGCCGATAAATTCCTGGGTGATGGTGTCTGCGCGTGACAGCGTGCAGCCGATCTCGTATGTGCCGGCGCAAAGCTGTTTCAACTGATCGCGGGTGAAAGACGCGGTGAACTTCCCGGTATCGACGAGCGTTATTGCCGCGTTGATGGCGCAACCCGAGGCGCGCAGATCGAACACAATCACCGCGTCGGACAGGTCGATTTGATCGCCTGTCTCGTCGTCAAAAACCTCAAACACCTCTGACCAATCGGCGCGATTGGAGGCTGGCGGCAGCGATCCGCTAAACATGATCAGAGCTTCCGGTAGAACGTGCCGAGCACGGTCAACTGAGTGTTATTGTGCGCTGAGCCGGTCACGCCCGACCCGGTATCGGTCGTGAAGTAATGGCGGTGATCGATGTTTGCGGGATTGATGGTCGCGCCGGCAGGATCGTTTGCCGTGAAGCTACCGCCGCCCGTCGTCGCGCCGCCATTGTTCGCAGCCGCGTTCGTCGAATGGCTGTGCGACTGATTGCTGTCCATGAAGTCGGTGCGACCGCCGTGGGTATGCTCGGCAAGCTGCGCGGCGGTCAGGGTGTGCAAGGTGGCACCGATCCGACTTCCCGCCGTCGTCGCGTCACCACTCACGATGGGAACACCGGTTGGCAGCACTAGCGCCGTGTTGCCCATATCGGCCAAGCCGCCGGGGATATAGAGGCGTTTGTCGGGGAGTTGGATGGTTTTGTCGGCGGACCAATCCGCCGCCGCCGATGCGCCGCGACCGCCCGCAACCGGGCAGATCGTGTTGCTATATTTCTGCCAGAGGAAGCCAAAGAGCGCTTCGCAGTCGGCCGAAGCGCGCTCCGTCGCGCCAGACGAGGCAGAGCCGAGGGAACGCCCATTGTCGCGGACCCAGCCGTCACGCGTCCCGCTCACGTCCAACCAAAGAACGTCGCCAGTTTGAGCAATGGTCGTCGGGTCAACCGTCCCGCCGCCCCCACCGCCGCCAGACGACGGGCCAATAATCTGAACGCCATCAGCGGTGAACTGCTGGACGCCATCCTTATCCACAAGGCGAAACTTGATCAGACCATCGGCAAGGAAGAACTGCGGCAACCGCCCGGCTGCATCCAGCTTGATCGGATTCGGCAGCGCAATCGTCAGATCGCTATCCTGATAGCCAGATTGCGGGGTGCTGGTGGTGCCAGCCTGGATCAGGTAAAGTAGCCCGCCAGACAGCGGCTTGCCGTACCGGTCAAACTGCTGGGAAAGGCTCAACGGAATTGTGCCGCTCATGGATGCCCCAAAGAAAAAGCCGCCTGTGAGGGCGGCTGGACGGTCTGGACTAGTGGATGAAACCTGAGACTTTCGGCGTGATCGTCGCCACGATCCTCTGCGGCGCGCTGGTGTGGTGGCTACAAGGCCTCTCCAAGGAATGGGACGATTGGAGATTTATCGCCCTGTGTTTGAGCGGCTGCGTAGCGCTTCTAGCGATTGGCTGGATAGTGGATAGACAACGGCGGGCTGGCTCCGAGTGAGCGTCCGCGCAATCGAATTCGCGTCTGCCGCGTTTTGCAGGTCCAGACTTTTCAACTTGTCGAGCCCTTGGAACAGTTTGAAGGCGTCATCACGTGAGCCGGTGAGCAGCTTCGCGATCTGCGAATACATTGCATCTTCCTGAGCCGCGATCCGTTCCGGCGTCTTGCCGGTAAGAACCTGAGCAGTGCGCTTGCCAGCGTTCAGCGGTTTGCCTTGGAGAAATTGCCCCACAGGGCCGGGCTGTGTGATCTCCTTGACGCGGCGATCCGTGGCGAGCCGGGCATACGTCTTGGAATTTTCAGCGACGGCGGCGCGTAGCTCAAACGATCGAGTTGCCTTGCTCAAATCGCTGAAAATCTTGCCGGCGCGCAACGGCCCGATGGCGATAGCAAGCTTTTCCTTGTTCGCCCGGCTCGAAAAGTCCTTGAGGGCCTTGATCGCTTCGCGCGCATCCGTGTCACCGTCCATAACGGTTCGAGACACCCGGGCCATCGCGTCATCGATATTGGAGCGGATGCCACTGGCGAGCGCGGTTTTTTCTGCAGCCGTCATCCCCCGTACCATCTGCGCGGCAACGTCTCGGGTCACCGATGGCGAAAACAGCTTCGACCCGATCTCGATTGCTTTCGAGCGCTTGATAGCATCTGCGGCCACGTTCAAAGCGCGATCATATTCCGGCACATGCTGCCGAAGGATATCGCGAATTTTGTTCGAAAGGCCCTGATAGGCCCGGCCAAGAGGCGTCTGACCGCCAAGCGCACCCTGCCCGTTCGCTGTATCAGCGACCTGATTGAGCCCACGCGTAATGTAATCGATTTGCCGCACGTCTGGCAGGCGCTCGAACACCACCGATCCATCATCATTCAGCCGCGCCAAAATTTGCTTGGAAGCATTCCCCTCGGTTCGCATCAATTCGTTGGCAGCACGAATAGCGGATGCAGGCACCCGCTGCTTGATGAGATTTTCCAGCGTCTGACCGGCCGTAGAGGCATAGTTGATCGGCTGGGAATACGCTGCATCATAGGCGGCTTGGCGGGCACCAGACGACCTCCTGCGGATGGCCTCCTGAGACGATGCTACACCTTGCGGGGCGCCAAGGTTTTCATCCAATGAGCGGACAATATCCTTTGAGCTCCGGCTAACCCTCGCCTCGATGGCTTCGCGCGCGGCAACTGCACCGGGTCCGCCCCGCTGAATGGCGGTGTCAAGGATTGCGCGCGCATTCGGCCCAGCGTCGGCCAACATCGCCTCATTGCCGGCCGCTGACATGTTGGCGAGCCCGCGAGAACTAAGCGTCCCATCCGCCTCAAGCGTGTTGCCGAGCATTCGCATCACGTCCGGCGGAATACCCGTTTCCCGCGCTACTTGCTGACCGGCGCGCGCGTTCTGAATAGCGCGATAACCGCTGGCAGCGCCTTGAGCAACGAGCGGGAACGCCCCCCCTGTCACGGCACCCAAGGATGCACCTTTTGCGCCTTCCCAAAGTCTGCCGTTTACACCCTCCCCTTCCGCCGCCCCATAAATCCCACCCAGCCCCGCGCCT